GAATGTTCATATTCTTCTCCTTCCTGCCGGGCTCTTGCGCCGGCGCAAAAAGAGGACGCCGTTACACGTCCTCCTGATCTTCATCTATTGCAATCTTATCTTCTACCTGTGATTTGATATTCCTTACCAGCGGCTCCAGAAATCCTGGTATACTCACACCCATATCCTTAATATTCTCCAGAATACTGATAATCTCATTACAAATGATCCAAATCGCTACAATACAAGCTACAAGGAATGTAAACGGGAATGTATATCCAACTACATTTCCAGCATATGCTATAAGCTGGTCGATTACCGCACCGACAATCACCAGAAGCCACATACACACCTTCTTCATGATACCGCGAACGCTCTTATAGGAATTGATGTCCTGGCTTCGGTATGGTGATGCCATAAGGCCGGTCGCATAATCAATGATGTTACATGCCACCATAAGTATCACTGGAACCGCCAGCACCCCCAAAAGAGAAGATACAAACGCAAAAACCGCTGTAAAACCTGTTTTAATATATGTCGCATGTTCCATTTTCTTCATATACCTCACTCTCTTTCTAATGATTTCCCATAAAAATAAGACCGCTCTACGGTCTCGCCCTAATTTCTATCATCTCTTTTCTCCATCTCCTACTCTGCAAACTCTGGAACTTCCAGATCCACCAGAATTTCTCTTACTTGTGCCTGCAGTCTTTCCGGCACCTGGTCAAATGTCTTTTTCCCTTTTACAATAAGCGTTGCGTAAATAACTGCCATGGTCTCAACCTCCTTCCTAAAGATTTTTTGTAATATGAAAAACAGCAACCATCTAATCAACTGAATTTTCCTCCTGATCAGATAATTGCTGCACTTCCATGCCTTCGTACAATTCCGTCAATGCCATCTGCAGATCTGTGATCTGACTGGCTGCATCTTCTGATAATTCTTTTGCCGCCACTGCTACAGCGTTCGCCGCTATGGCATCCGCTTCCGCCCTGGCTAACCGCTCCGCTGTCGTATCCTTCTCCTTTGTAAGAATCACTGTTTTAACCTTATCATTAAGCATCACACCACCATATACAGTCCAATCTGGTAGTTCTCCAAACTTCTCCCCGGCATCTGTCAGCAATTCAATATTTGAAATATTCCCAGGAACGGTAAATATCTTTTGTAATTTCTCTGCTGTCGGTGTTGTAAAGTCTATCTCCAGCCGTCCATCTGTTACATCTGCACGAGTCACTGGATAGATCGTGCCGTCTATGAGCTTAATTTGCATAATATCCTCTCTTTCTGGAGGGATCCTGAGTTAATTGGCAATTTGAATAATACAAATGTTTTAAAATCCTATATCGCAAGTGTTTTTGATTTTGGGAACTCGGCTATTGCTCCGGGGCTTTATAAAATAAATGAAAAAACAGAAATTATTGGAAGCCCTGTGAATATGCTCTATGGGAATGCTTTAGTCTTAAGGAGTAACTTGTCCGAAACCTTAACAATGGTTTTATTTCCATATGATAATTCACAAATATTGGTGAAGTCTGGGTCGGCAAATACATGGAATAAAAACAAATGGAAAACGATAGAGCTAAACGCAATTGATACCTTGTTTGGAACAAAAGATTTTTATTTTGATGATAGGTCATTATCATCTCATTTTGATGTACTCAAAAAACATTGGGACTCTATGTTTGAAGGCTCCTATAAAATATGGGGATTCCGCTTTGTCACAACATATTACGGAACTAATCGCTCTTCATGGATATGCTGGGCTTACGCTGAAGGTACTTATGGCTATGCATTGAGTATGGGGTATGAATTTAATCCAAGATACTATCAAATTCAAAATAATGTGTGGTCAGGACCAATATCTTTAGTCTAAGATGCTGGTGTTATACCGGATATTTGAAAAATCGTATAGTGATATTTTGTTCTATGCTGGATATTGCAACCCACGAATTGTCAGGATAACTTCCGCATACTGATAAACCTTCATATTGGATACTTGCTCTTAATATAACAGGTATGTAATTCAGACCTTCTATCTTTGATATTTTAGTATATCCAGCGGTTACATTCATTGTTACATCAACATGACCTAAATCAGAGCTCAAAATATTTTTTGTCCATTCACCCCATATGCCATTAGTTAATATTCTATATATAGGACCAAGAACACCTGTTGCTATCTGATATCCATAATTGTGATTATCATATTCCATTCCGCTTAAGGTATATGATCCACCTCCTAATATATAATTTCCAGAAGGATCGTTCACTGGTCGCACTGATGTAATATATGTTCTGTAAGGTGCAATATTATATTCTTTAGCTATGTCCCCAACTGTACTATCCAATCGATATTGTGTGGGAAGTGAAATTAACTTGCCAATTAACTCAGAATCCCTCCTATTCTCTTGATTATTGTTACATTTATAGATGCGCATAACAAAAACACCGGACATATGCCCAGTGAAAAAAGATCAATATTGCTGTGCGATCTATGCGCTTAAGTGCTTCTGATGATTATATTTCACTCCTGCCTGATCAACGTTACAGTAAATCATTGTGGTGTCCAGCTTAGCATGACCTAAAAACTGTGCTACCTCCTGAACCGGCATCCCTCTATTGAGGGCATTTGTTGCCGCCGTCCTCCTGAAGCGATGCGGATGCGCTTTTTCTACCCCTGCACGCTTTCCTGTTCGTCGAATAATATCTTCTATCCCCTCCTTTGTTAAGCGTTCATGTGGATTTCTAAGAGATACAAACAAAGCTTGATTATGATCTGACCGACTTTCCAGGTATTCTCTCAAATACAAGTTCGATCGGTCATTCAGATATACTACTCTCTCTTTACTACCTTTTCCAAACACAATAAGATCCTTACTCGACCATCTAACATCCTCCCGGTTAAGTGATGCCAGTTCAGATACTCTAACTGCCGTACTGTACAGGAATTCCATCATAGCTTTATCCCTGATACTTTCGCAATTGCGCAACAGCAACTCCCGCTCTTCGTCAGAAAAAGGCTTTTTAATCTTCTTTTCCACCTTGATATCTTCAACTAATGTCATCGGGTTCTTTCCGATCCGATCACGGTCTCGGAGCCAAACAAAGAACCCATTATATACTGTCCTGACATTTTTAAGTGTCTGGTTAGATACCTGTCGGATGGTCTTATATGCCCTCAGATAACCAGAAATATCTCCAGCCGTAATATCTCCAACTGCTTTATTCGTGTATGCCAAGAGTCTTCGCAGTTCATATTGATACCGCTCCAGAGTCTTCGGTGATAATCCTTCAAGAGCCTTGGACATACAGTATTCCTCCAGATCTATCGCCCAACTCTGGTCCACTGTACGCAATTCCTGTTTGTCCTGAATGATCTCACAACCATCAAACACCATCCACAGCACAGTCTGCAGCTCTTTTAACTGCATTTCGTCTAAGATTCCTTGCGCCTTTCGTAATACTTCCATAATCTTTTGTTCCATACTATAACACCTGCCTTTTCTTTTTATCTTACCAAATTTCATACCTAAGTCTTCATTTTTATCACATCCTTTCTACATTAATTGGCAAGTTAAATAATGACCCTCGTGCAACTTTTGAAGTATTTCGCATTGTTGATGAAAATCAAACAGATCATTTCGGTGTTTTAAAGGAAAAATGGAAAATGATATGGGTAAATGGTGGTGGATATCGTTTTGTTACTACAGATTTCGGAAGAAATTACTCTTGGTGGTTATGCTGCGCGTATCCAGTAACCACATACGGAATAGCGCTAAATTTGCCTTATGATGGGACGCCTAAATATTATAGGATTGTGAACAATTCTTGGCTTGATCCAATAACACTGGGATAAAACAACTTACATAGTATGGGCTTTTTGTTTGTTCAGCGATTATAAAATTTCTTTGTATTGCCAGGAATTATTGTCATTGGGTATTCCATGTATTTTAAAAACCCGTCCATCATCCGCATGTGAACCGCCTGGAATAAATAGTCCAGAACATGGATACGCATTTACACGCTTGAAAATTATCGCTGTACCTTCATGATCGGCGCCACTATGATACTCAAAAAAACTGTAATTAGCAGCTTGTTTTAAATCATTTAACATAGCAGTCAACCAAGCCGTCCCAAATAACGATACAAAAGATACCCATTGAGTTGTAGGGGTGTATTCCCGTTCAACACTCCAGTCTTTTGCATTTCCAAAGTAAACCCGCCGTATAACCTTTAATCCTTTATACTCATAAAAGGTCTGCATTGTGTTTGTACTTCCAACATATTGCACAACTAATATGAAAGCCGAGGTTAATGGACAGTTTTTTACTGCTTGTGCTGTCGCATTACTTGCACATAAATAACTCCCAGGTGTAGTGTAGGAAACGTCTTTGAGATTATCGCCAGCGCTAATATTAATATATCCATCTGTAACAACAGCCTTTTTATTTATATCATTTTTTGTTACCATATTGCCATTTAACTCATTAAGCCACTCAACCAGCGTCTTCCCATCCATAGCAAAACCAGGTTCCGTTATGTTCCGATTCGCTACAAGTCGACTAATATCAAACTTCTTATCATCAAGATATTTCCCCACCGCAGCATCCAAAACTTTCTGTCCTGGCTCCGTTTGCAATACATTATTAACTACATCATAGAAAGCTGCCTGCTTAAAATCAGAAAACCATTTTCGAATCTTTCCCAATCCCTTCGGAATCGTATCCCCAGATTCTATGTTCTCCCGTTCTTCCGCCTCTTCGAATGCGATCGGGACAGTATCTATATTCTCCATGCCTCCGGTCCGCCCCTGTTTTGCTATACACTGCCAATATTCCTCATTCGTTGGTACGATCTCCTCGGATGCAGTATGAGTCGTTTTACAGGCATATGAACCGCCGTCATACGATACAATGTCAATGTACTGGTTATTATTCACATACTCGGTTTCCACTGCCCAGGTCCCAACCATGCGCACTGATACGCCTTTATCACCTACCGGAATTAAAAAATTTATAATCGCATTCTTGGCAGTACCTGAATTATAGGCAGATGCCTGTGATCCAGGCACACCGGTTGTCACCTTTCCGATCTGGATAGTGGCAGAAAAGTCTCCTCTGTCTGCTTTTGTCTGAATATTCTGCGCTGCCGCGTTAGCTGCACTGGTTGCCTCTTTCATTGTGGCTAGAGTTGAATCAAAGATATCTGTTGTATTTTCACTATGAGCACCAAAATATGCATAATTCTTCTTTACATGCACAGTAACAGCAAATGTAACCAGATTACTCTCTCCTTTTATCAGACTGATCTGCATTATGCTGTCTCCTACGACTGAAAACATCGTATTTTTTACATTTACAGTGATATCATTCCCGTTTATTACCGCATTGTCATACTCTGCTGTGCCGTCCGCCCTCCGTACATATACACGTGCCTGCATTCCTGTCTCAATCGTATAGTCCTTGATGTGAAATACGATCGGTATGTCATTCGTTCCCTGTACATAAGATATATGGTCAAAACTGCTGTGATCCTGTCTCACCAGGATATCCCGTTCAATCGTGTTCATTATCTTCTTCACTTCCTTTTAATATTTCCTGCATATCTGCAATCTCTCCCTGCAACTGATTGATTTTCCTTTCACTCAAGTCCAACATAATTCCCTTCATTACTAAAATCATAAGATCTGGAGGAATATTATTTGATTGCATACAGGCATTCACATGGTTTCCTATCTCCTCCTTAGCCATATCGAGAATAACTGACAAAAGTATTTTAGGTCCCTTCGTTTCTTTTTCTTTCGCCATTTATTCATCTCCTTTCAAGTCCTTAGTGTTATTTACAGGTTCAATTGTGTCGTTAATACCTTTTGCACCATTATCAAAATATGTGGATGTGTCTTCCGGCGCTTGTTCCATGATGATTCGCTCACCGTTCTCTTGCTTTTCTGTCTTTTTCTCCATTTTTTTCTCCTATTTATTCAAGAATTGTGATAATTCCGTCCCTTGCTCTTATTGTCGCATATTCACATGTTACCCCGCCGTTAGAAGTGATATCCACATCTGTCACGACCCGCAAAGACCCGTTCACAGTTGTGTAACCATTCACCGCAGAAAGGTTACTCACAGTTATATTCTTAAGTGTCCACGAATGAAAATCCATATCGGAATATATATCACACGCTATATTATTAGGAATACTAAACGATTTTCGCACTCTTAGACCGTTTATGTAAGCATTTTGGATTTCATACCCTTTAAAATCTGTATTACACGACACATATAATTTTCCTGCTTCATAATCAGAGAAAGTTTTATTTGCATATAACATTTTTACAGGATAAGTTGTTTCTGTTGATCTGGACCTTGCCGCCCATGTTAAATAATAGGCTGTACTTTCAATTCCAAACATAATCCCTTTGCTCTCCGGAGCCTCGTTAAATTCCCTTGTACCGATATGCCCTATATTTGTACCGCTATGGGACACATGGATATTCCCACCCCGTATAGATGCCTCAGATTTATCTGTTCTTGAGTATATCTCTCCGCCATTTATATAGATCCCACTATTATCCCAACGTCCAATTTCTGTGTTTGAAGCATCTCTTATACTTAATTTCCCGTTTGCATTGTTCCGTCCGCCTAATGTCAACGTTCCACCATATACCCTGTCAGCAGAAAGCTGCCCTGTACGGACATATGTGGCATTCATATACAGTTCTCCATTAAGCATATAAATGCCCTTATTTACACCGTTATTCGTCAGTTTATTCAGAACATCTTCCTGGCTCCAACTGTCTTGGAAATATTTTTTTGCTTCTTTACCGTCTATCCTGAACCCGGTTGCAGACAAGGAAAATTCTCCCGTATCCAGGTCCCAATAATTAAGCCCTTCCTTATCAGACAGGATCCCCGCTACAATAATATTAGCAATCAAGCCATTTGCTGTTAGCGCCGTTGACCACCGCCAATCCCGTCCATCTGCCGTCCTTTTCTTGGATATCTGCAGCCCCTGTGTCCCCAGTGCCATAGCACCATAAAGGGGAGACGACGGATCCAGGTCTTCAAAAAGGATCGCACGGACATCCTGACGCTGTGCCACATTTTTTTGATACCATAGCTGAGTCTTTGCTGCATCCAGAAACCCTTTAACCGCACTGGCAATGACCGACCCATCCCCACGCACGACACGATTGATACGGTTTGTTGCCGCGTCCAGTGCGTTCAATGTAGAGGAAAGCTCAGAAAAATAGTTATACTCAAAGTCTCCCAGAACAATCTCCCCTACAACATCCCTGATGCAGTCCCATTCAATCTCGATAGCCCTGGCCTCCGTTGTGATATCAAGCCTTAAATTATAACACTTCACAGTATCTCCAAGACCGATCCTTTCGATATCTGCATATTCCTCATATTCCTCACATTCGGACAGATCCACCACATCAATTTTTATCGTTACCTTTGGTAGATCCACACCCCCAGAATATAACTCATTGCAACGCTTTCTAAGTTCTGCTCTGAGATCCGCCAACGTATCATAAGAGACTTCATCCTCACTTGCATCTTCCTTAATCTTTACATCATCAAACTTCACTTCCCTGGTATATATCTTTGCGTATTTCTCTATATTAGGAGAATCCACCCACGGAAAATCCCCATCCAACATGTACCCGTTGTATGCCACCGGTATAATCCTTGTAACTACATCAGCCATATCGACTTGATAGTCGATTCCACTCATATTCTTTCCATACCTGATTTCCATACCGTAATTGCCGCCAACACGCTCATTAATGATTATTGTATGGTTATCAAATAGGATCTCCCCGCCCCACCGGCTGACAAAAGAGGGATCTTCTTCGCCATTGATCGCCGACATAAGATTACGCCTGACGAAATAAGCCGTAGAGATCTTTTTAATATCTGACTGCCCGCTATATTCACTACCGGCTGTCATGATATCCAATGCTTCCTGACCATTTTTGGCTGTCGGACGCATATCCAATAAGAAACAATCATCCATAGAATCAAAAAAGACCGGATAAGCGACAGCCGTAATCTCATTATCATCCTTGCTCACCTTATCAATCCGGAAAAGCTGCTTCTTTCCCTGGAAGGTCGGCGCGGCTATGACTGCCTCTTCGCCTATATACTTCCACCGCGCGTCTTGGTCAACAGGATGTATCAATTCCATCTCCCAAGTATCATTTAATTTTGCTTTCAGGCGACATTCTGTTGGGAATAGTACTGCGTCACCGTTTTTCGTATAGTTCGTGTTCCCTTTACGATAGATCTGTATCATAGTCTTCTCCACCCCGGTATAACTTGTACATCAAACCCGCTCGATGCAGACAACATATTCTTCCCAGGCTTCAGGTACAAGTCTGTATAATCTCCAGTAACCGTTGTATTAACTAGCACCCCATCCGACCTGTATGAGATCATCTTGCCAGTATCAATCGTGACATTCTGCCCCACAATGGCTGTAAATGTCTTTCCATTTACTATAATCGTGCAAGTACCTTCACCTTTAACCAGATAAACAGGATGAGCGACACAATACGGATTGTAAGTGACATCACCCAACGCATACGCCTTTTGTCCGGATAACAAATACTGGTATCCATTACAGATAAACACCGCTGAAAACATTCCGATCTCACGGCACACCCGATCCACCTCGGAAATCTCAACCTTTTTCACATGATAAAAATATTCTGGATCATCACCGAATCTTAACCGGTTTGGACCTTTCTGCATCAGCCATTCTTTTGCTTCCCGCCAGTGCTCAAACCACTCCCTATGATCACACATGTAATTCATTTCAACCTTAATTTCAATATCTCCCACGGTCTTTTCGTCAATGTAAAGATTCCCATCCCTACCGGGAATGTGCACCTCTGTATAATCTGCCACAGGTGCAGGGATCCCCGGCCTCTTCATAATCTTGATATTATGCTCTGCCGCCCTGTCACCTGCAAATTCCAAATCATATTCCCACATCTTACTGCCCTCTTGCCTTCTGTCCGCCCCTGCGACCTCTGGATATCCCTTTCTCCGCTGTCTTCACGATATAAGAATCAAATTTCTTGTTTCCGACATACACATTCACATTTGTTGCATATTCACGCCCCGACACGTCGCTATAATCTGGCTTCTCGGTGTTTAAAGCCTTATACATGATCTCTTCAAGGCGATCATAAAAAGTATTCAGTGGAAGCACTGCTTCCTTTCCTGCTTCTCCGCCTCCTAAAAGTCTGTCCCCCATCCTTCCAAATATCTGAGCCCCGGATAAGATACCGCCTTTCTTATACCAGTCTACTGATAAATGTGGTACACTCGGTGGATTAATAGAAAAACTGCCGCTGATTGAAAAATGAGGCAGTTTGATCCTTGGTATCTCGATTGACGGTAGTCTTAAATTTAACCGATTAAAAATTCCTTTGATGCTTTCAATTCCTGAATTTACTTTCTCTTTCGCACTCTGAATCTTATCGCTGAACTTGTTTCGTACCGCTTCCATCTTATTTCCGGTCAGACTGTTAATCAGCTCTAACTTTGATGAAAACGATTCTTTGACAGCCTGCATGGACGCCGCTGCGATACCTTTAATACCCCCGCCTGCTTCATCATAAGCCCTCTTTACATTATCAAGCTTCTCCTTTGTGATGCTTCGGATTCCTTCCGTTTTCTCTGCAACAATCCTTTTTACCCCTTCGAACTTTTCAGAAGCGGAATCTCTTAATTTCTGGAAACTCTCAGATGCAGACGTCTTCAAGTTGTTAAATTTCTCTACAGCCTTATCTTTCAATTCCGTAACTTTTGAAACAACCTTATCCTTAACCTCCCCGATCTTATCTGCCATACTTCCGAAGAACCCTTTGACTGCATCAATAGCTTTGCCGATGTGTTCTTTCATCCAGTCCATAATACTGCTCCAGTTCTTTATTACGGCAATCACGCCTACGACTGCTGCCGCTATGCCGGCTATAACAGCGACTACAGGCGCTGCAGCAACCAGAGCTCCCCCGATCGCCGGGATTACCGTCCCAGTAATGGTACTCCCGACTGTAGCCAGTGCACTACCTATCCCTATTGCTTTTAACGATGCCAGCACCGGCGCGATCTTCGATAGCCCTACCAGAATCCCTGATATCGCAAGGATAACCGTCTGCATAGGCTGTGGAAGTTCTGAAAATTTCCCCACTGCCCCGGCTACAGTTTCCACAAGCGGTGCAAGCGATACTGCTATATCTGCGATCGCTCCGCCCATCGGTGCAAGTGCATCCTGTATCTTTCTTATTGCTGCTTCTATCTGCTGAGATGAAGTTGTTGTGTTCTCCTGTAGTTCATCAGCTTTTCCACTCACATCGGTATATACATCTCCCACAGAGGTTAAAGAAGAGATGAACTTCATACTCCCGTCTTCTGCCATTGTTCCGAAAGCAAGCGCCGCCTTATTCAGTTTATCTTGCTGGCTTTCTGTATTCTGGATATCCGCCACAATCGCGTCTACCACCTGCTTCTGCGTTGCCCCGCCCTGCTGCCATTGCCGGAACACATCTTCGACATTATTGCCCCATCCTACAGAGCTAGCTTCCAATTCACCGGTCTTCTCATTGATCTTTGACATAGAGTCTGCGATCGTACCATCCGCAATCCTGGTAGTCACTTCATTAATGGCATCATTAACTTTGTCCAGGTTATAGGCTCCGTTATCTAATCCATTTTGCAGCAGCTGAAAATACTCTTGTGCGGAGTATCCTGCTTCTGCAAATTTCCCCGAATACTCTGCCAGATTGTCTCCCAGTTCATTTGTCTTATCCAATCCGCCTTGTGTCCCAGCAACCAACAGATTCATAGCATCCGACGCATCTATTCCGAAATGTTGCATCAGCGAATTCACACCGCGGATACTTTCAGCCATATCGATACCATATGTATCTTCCAGGATCAGCCCCTGGGATACCACCTTATTCATATCGGTTTCATTCAAATCTTTAAGATTATCCTTAACCAGGATCACTGCATTGGCCACAGAATCCAGAGAATCGCCAACACCACTTTCATACACATCTCTAATGAGTTTTTCATTAGTCTTTGCCGCGTCTCCGGTCTCCCCAAATCTTGCGTTGACTTTAATAACGGCGTCTTCAATACTCTGGAAGGACTGGACAGCTTTTCCACCCATATCAATGATCTTGTCGCCAACACCACTAAAATTTTCTGCTGCCTGTATTAGATTGCCACCCTGAACCTTTTTTGAGATGTCGTCCAGTTTGTCACCCGTTCCGGCTGCAGCGTCTCCCACATTGCTCAGGCCGGTCACAGCATCCCGCGTTCCGTCCGCGATCTCTGACAATGCGGTACTGTTTGCATGGATTGCATTTTCCAGCTTACCCATATAGCCTTCAGTTTCATTCATGGCAACTTTTAACTTAGACACACTCTCGGCCTGTTTATTGTATGCTGTCTCGGCTTTTGCCGCCTCAGCAGACATCTCCCCGTTTTCATTCTTGGCTTTCTGATAGGAGTCAGCTAGTTCTTTTAATTTATCAATCTCTTTCTTATACTGCTTTTCTAATAGATCTGACTTCTGTTTTTGGGCATCATACTGTTTTTGAAGGACTTTCGACTTTGCCGTTAATGCTTCCTGGCTGTTTGCATTTTCAGAAAATTTGTTCGTCAGAGCATTCATTTCAGATCCGTATTCTTTTATACTGTTATTAATGGCTTTGATCTGGTTGTTAAATTCCTTTTCTCCTTGAATCCCTATTCTTGGGCCAATATCATATCCCATCTTGTCACCTCAATTCTCGCGGAAGAAAAGAACCCTCGTTTATATTTTTCCTGATCTCCACCACGCCTTCACTTGCCATATACAGATCTATCAGGTCGGACAGCTCTCCTTTCGGCATACAGTTGTATTCCAATACTCCAAAACCTAACCGCTGCCCCCATAAAGTAAGCCAGGCAAGCGTTGTCACGCCTGCCCGGCTTCTTCTTTTCCCTTAGAGGGTATCTCCTTCGCTTCAACCTCTTTTTTCTGACTCCCATTGATACACTCCGCAATCTTATCCGCTATCCGTTCTAACTCACTGATTGAAACGGCAATTTCTAAGGCTTCCCGCGGCAGTGGCGTCCACTTTCCGTCTATGACCGGATCATTCTCCTTTACCGGCACATCTTTTTCAAAGTAATTTTTGTAGGCACAGCCTTGTGAGATCAGCAGCTCCAGAATATCAACCAGCGAATCAACGACAGCCGGCGTTGTACCTCCGTCATTTTTCACGCTTTCCAACATCTTCTCAACATTTCCGTTCTTTGCTGCAATCTTTTTTGCTGCCATCAACGAAAAAGACATTGGGTACTCCTTCCCCACGATTTCTATATAAACAATCCTGTTCATGTATCCAATCCTCCTGTTTTATTCCTGCGGCGTTGTATCAGGATTAAACACTTTCTTGATATAATCCGTTGCTTCTGTTTCTGTAGAAAACATTGTTTCCGGACTGATCTGCCATGGATGATTATAATTCTCATCCACCTGCGCTGACCTCATTACCTTTGCCGTGATTTCTCTTGTCTGCCATTCGATTTCTTTGCCCCGGGTAGTTGCAGCATTTCCAGGAATATTGAACTTAATCTTCGGTAAAATTATGGGAAGATATTGTGTAATCCCGTCAATCTCATGTTCCTCCACAATCCCAAAACCCAGATCCGGCTGCTTCAGATCATCATCATACACCACTTCCGTGATCTTCTTTTCACCCACTGTCCTTTCAGCCGTTTTTAAACCAAGAATCTTTTTTGACAGCGCCGGTTCCAGATCGGCTGTTTTTAATGTTAATGTCCCGGTTGCAAATTTCCCCGCTGCGGACTCCGCGACCTCATTATCTGCCATTAGATCATTGTCTTCCGCACTTTCCGCCTCAAATGAATACTCCACTGCCTTATTAGCTGCGTAAGGTTCTGAATATGTCACCACATCACCTGCTGCGCTATATGCCGCACAAATCGGTTTTGACAAGCCCTTAATAGCCATATTTCTTTCTCCTCCTATTTCATCAATTCTTCACATGCTTTGTCTATTGCTTCTCCCATTGCCTGGATGCTCTTTTTCCTGCTTTTATTCACCGCTTTTCGAATCACTGGCGACTTCTTCCGGAAAGACGTACCGCTTTCTACGGACCGCATCAGAAGCGCATTCGGCAGTCCCTTCGGGTATTTTTTGCTCGGAGTCCTTCCATACCCGTCGAACCCTGCTTTCGTCTGCACATATCCGTCTTTATTCTCCATCGGTGCCAATCCGAACGCATTAATCAGATCCGCTTTCTGTCTGTTCGTTACTCCTTCCACCGGATGCTCAGGCGTTCCCCGTTCATTGCTGGTTGGCAAGCTTCGAAGGCCGCTTTTGATCGAGTCTGCGACTTCTGCAGCACCCGCATATACAGCATCCTTAACCACCTTTTCCGATTCTTTTTTCAACGTTGCCAAGCGATTTGCATACTCATCCAGACCTTTTACTGTAATCTTCGCCATCACGACACCTCCCACAGCCATTCATAATGGATATATCCTGTTTCGTCTTCGTATTGGACAGAATTCAACTGATATACAACACCCTCTGCACCTAAAAGAGCCGTTTGCACTCTATCTACATTCGGATCCCCGTCTTCTTTCGTAAAATAATCAATAGTTCCCTGTATCACCTGAATATCCTTCTGATTGTCTGCATGGACAGAATCCGCCTCTGCGTCCTCCGCCCACACCAAATATTTGTCTGAGACATTTAATGCCTCATAATGGCCTACATTGTCCGTCACAGAAAGAAGGGCATCACGGATCCGGAATATCTTCCGAAATAGCATATTCTTCATCCATCCTTTCCAGAGTGATCTTCGTTACTCTCAGCCCGTCTTCATCCTGCATATGCTGGATGAAGCTGCATTTATACTGCTTTCGGTCTTCCAGGATGCAAATATCCTCCGCCGTAATGCTTCGGTCTTCCCATATCCTGACCAGATCAGATATCCTGCTGTTCGCTTTCATGGCTGTATAATATCTCTGGATACCTATCGTCTCAAAGCCAAAATAATGACTGCTCTTAAATCTTAAGCCATATACCGGCTTCATTCCCCGGCCTGCAATATTTTCGACACTGTATATTTTTAAGATCCCATCGTCAAGAGTCATTTGCCGCCATCACCTCTCCATTAGTTCTTGCCTTTTGGCTGAAAAGTAGATTATTAAGCTCATATCTAAGGTACCTCGGCATAGCCGTTTCTGTACTGGATCGTTTTCGGTAAAGATAGGCGGCGTAATTCACTGCCGCCATCCCCAGCTCTATCCCTTCATCCGTTTCTGGAAACTTAATGCCCTCCCTGATAATCGCTTTCCGTGCAAAATCCATAAGTAATATTAAGTATTCATCATTTGCATCTGTCAGTAATTGGAGATCCTGCTTTAATATCGCCAGTTTCACCTTATCATCCACGATCCGCCATCTCCTATCCATCATTCTCCGTCTCAGTCACTATGGTATTTGCCTTATCCGCCTGGAATGTCACGCTTGTCGTTGGCGCTGTCGTTGTGATACTCATGAGACCAAATGCTTCGGCAATGACCGGTTCCCCGTCATATCTTGCCGTCCCCTTGAATACGGTCTGGTCATCCAGGAACCGCACATGCTCAGACTGTCCGATCTGCGTCCCGTCACGCTCTGCAAGCAGATACATATCCAGATAACCAAAAGCGATATTACCATCCGGGATAAATTTCAGTTCTACGATATCGCCCCCGACAATCGGCATCTGTGTTCCGATTCCCGCCACGATTGCCGCATTCATGTTCTTGTCCATCGACTGAACCATCAGCTCCATATGCGTCTTCTTGTTCATGATCCATACAAGACCACTTTCAGAATAGTCATTATCGATCACACCGGTATTTGTCACAATCTCCTTGAAGAGATCCATTCCCATCTTCCCGGTTCCGGTGATCACATGCGTAGTACTTAGTTTCTTCCACTCCCTGGCCGTCTCCAGATAGTTCGTCGGCTTCGTTGTCTGTGCAAGCCTTGTAACAAATCCAAGCGGCATTTTCGTCCCTGTCCCGTATACGATTGCTTTATCCAAGGCTCTTCCGATAGATTTTCCAAGTGCATTGATGATCTCCGATGCAAGATTCACATCATTATCTTCAAGAATAGCATTGCTGACCGCGAAGAAACCTCCAACCTTATAGCCGTCTACCTCAATATCGTTGAATACAAGGTCCATCTCGTTCAGCTTGGCGCACATCTCCGTCCAGATAGCCTCAGGGATAGCACCCATAATCCTCTGTCTAGCCGTCCCTGCCACAGGACGCTTAGACACTCTCCCGATCAGCTTCGATGTCTCTTCAATCTTCTGTTTCAGAAGATCAAGCATCACTTCAGGGATTGTAAGTCCTGCATTCGTGATTGCACGCTTCTCTCTGATACATGTCCTGACTTCTGCTAAAAAGTTCTTTACATCTTCCCTGGCGAAAAATGCATCCCGTTCTTGCATACTCATACCGAAAAATTTTGTCCTGCTTCCCATGTTTCCCACGCTCCTGATACCTTCCTTTCCTTCTCCCGGTTTCGGCGGCTCCGCTGCCTTCCGGCTCTTTCTTTCCTCTTCCTTAAGATTCTGTTCAAGTTTCTCGATCTCAGACTCTAAGTTTCCCTTTTCTTCCTCATGCTGCTCTTTTTCTTTTTCAAAGCTTTCGGCATTCTTCTCCACTTCCTGTCGGTCTTCATCCGATGTTTCCTCTGTCATCTCAGAAATCGCTGCTTCGATCTCTTCTTCCCGCATCTGGAACTCCTGGTCTTTCGACCTCAATTCTTCCAGTTTCTTCTTTCCTGCTTCCAGTTTACTCCTCAACAACAATGCTCTTAATGCCATCGTCATTCTCCTTTCACTTTCTTTAACATTCTGCTCTTCCACTCGTCATTTTTCCGCTTCCGGATCTCCTTAAGATCATCCTTCCGGGCTGATACGCTAGTATCCTGGTATGCCGGGAATGTCACTACCGACACCTCATAAAGTTTTACCTTTTTGATTGTCCACCGCACACTGTCTCCGAGATCCTCAAACTCTTCATCTAGGATATCGAACCCAAAACTACATTGGTCTACGTCCCCGCGCTTCACCCTCTCATAGAGGTTTATAGCATCCTGATCGTTCGGGTTGATCTTTACTTCTCCCCACAAGCCCCGACTGTCAGTCTTTAATGACAGAGTACCTGCTTTCGTCCGTCCCAGTACAAGTCTTGTCTCATGATCCACCAGGCATCGGATATCATCTGTAAGCACCTCGTTAAAAGCCGTGTCCGCAATGCTCTCTGTAGCACCCGGCCATAGCTCATACTCAGAATTGAATACCGAGAAGTAACCACCGATAAACAAATCGCTGGATTCTTCCCGCGTCTCGAATTTTGACGAGACACTTCTTGACTGCCTTCTCATTCTATCCACGTTCTCCTCACCTCCCTTTTCCAGCTTCTTCTGGTCTCCAATCATCCCCTGCGGGATAAAATTTTCAAGTATGACTAGCTCGTCAAGCCCATCTTTCGGCGGCATTCCAATCCAGTCCCTGACCTCATTCCCGGTCATGATCCCCCGGGTATAATTATCACATCCTACCCGATTCAGCTTTTCAATGTCATAAGAATACAAGGATCTTACCGAAAATTTAAAATACATGTTAGGACTAATCAAAAGCTGCTTAGTAAATGCTTGCTCAATCGCAGTACAGATTCCCCGAATCCGTGTATTGATGAAATTGTTCCATTTTTCGCCGTCATACTCTCCTTCTCCCACAACAAAAGAAGGAACATCCAAGATGGCCGCTACAGTTTTTTTATCCAGTCTTACCGACTCTGGCAGCGCGATATCCGTTAGCGACAGCGGCCTGACCTGCTCTATGGCAAACTGTTCTGCAGGTATCATCCACGGTTCACCCGCCTGCGACGTCTCAATGTAATCCTCCAAAAGCTTCTTCCTTCCAGCTTTACTGGCGAATTCATCCGTCAGACTGTCAACCTTTACAATCACAGAAGGGTGCCATTTCGATTCCATAAAGCCGTCCTTTGTCTTCATGGCCTGTTTCAGTGTCTTCGCCACGTCTTTCAGCACCATCTGATATCCCGTTCCCTTCCAGTGATAGTAAGGATCCGGGTTCATCACAACATGGATCACATCTTCTGGGGAATATCCCATTCCATTAATTACTATCTGATATCCATACCCCTGCGGGATAAAAGATATCAGCTCTGTTGGTATGATGACCAGGTCGCTAATCAACCCGACTTCTGTTATTGGCAGTATCACGCAATTTCCTCTCCCTTCCAGAAGAAGAGTCCTTACAACCGCTGAAATAAATGTTTTCCTGGTCATATATCTGTTTGGCTCTATATCCATCTTCCTTGACAAGCCATTTTTGATCCGTATGTCTCCCTTGTCCGTATTTTCGAAAAGCTGTATTGTCATGTTCGACACCAGATCGGCAATCTTGTTGACTGCTGCCACCACTTCCGGATTCTCTGACAGCTTCACATAACCGGAACTGCACAAGATGTCATAGTTTCCCATATCACACAAAAAAGCGCCTGTCATACTCCTTTTCTTTGGTTCCGCCCTTGCGTTTTTCTTTTTCTTGCTCATTTATCCTCCCCAAACCATTGATTGGCTTTTTGTGATTTTTCTATATCTATCATCATCTGCTTTGCAGCTATTACATCCGCGTCAAACAGATCAATCCTCTGCTTCGGCATGACCTTTTCAAAACGCACAAAATCATCCGAATCTTCAATGGCCTTCACATTCTCTATGCAGTACTCCATTGCCCGGTTATGGCAGTAGTAATACCGCTGTGCAGTAATCTGGTTTTCGATCTCCCTGAAAGCCTCCGTTTTCTCCACGTATCTCTGTGACTGGTCGCGTACCTTGAACCCTGCCTTTTTCATTTTTAAAACAAACTCACGTGAATACCGCCTGTCATACCCGACCCATTTTATACGGAATCCGATTTTTTTCATCTGCAGGAACCATTTCACCGGATCTTCATATTCAATAACATCGGAATTACACATCGTAAGCCACCCCATCTCAGCCCACCAGAAGAACGGAATGTTATCCTCATCGGCTTTTTGATAGGCTATTGCTATCGGGATATACCCATGCGTGACAGCAATATCTACATTCCGGTAACGCCCATGGAGCGCCGTGCCTGTCAGGTCACTCCTCTTTGACAAATCCGCGCCTCCATACCACTGTATAGGAAGCTTCGCAAGCTCTTCCAGTGTCCAGTCATACTGTTCATCCGAACATCTTACCTTTGCCATATCGAAATACGTGTCCACAGAGCTAGTAAAGACGTTTAATGATTTCGCAAAGAAATCTTTTCTCTGCTGTGGATCATTCTGTGCCTGCTGGGCATCATTTAACAATTCTTCTGGACGGATAGACTCCCCATATGCCGGATTGGCCTTCTCATGCGTGACTGGATCCGTGTAGTCGATATATTCAAATCCATCTTCGCCCTTTACCGGATCCGCCTCACAGATGAAAATAAAATATTGTTCATCTTGAATCTCTTCATCCAGAACCCGTTTACAATACCTTACCCTCTGCGCCAGAAAACTGTTCGGATCATCACCAGCTGTAGATATGCCGATCATCAGCTTATTGGTATATGCTTTCATAGCCTCTTTAAACAGATTGTACTGTTTGGGCTTCTTGAAAGCGTGGATCTCATCAGCTATCGCAATGTTACAGTTAAAAGAATCCTGTGCATCGGGGTTTGCCGCCAATGCATTCAGCTCCATCATGCCGCCTCCTATCTCCGCGCTGATGGAATGCTCATTATTGTTATCTATGATATGGAAATGTCCTCCATCATCATCCCATTCACCCATATTCCGTATGTTATATGAGATGAAATCGAAAGTCTCTAAAGTCTGCTTCAAAGCTGCTGCCACGACATATATTTTACTTCCTGACATACGCTGCAGCAGTCCAAAGGCGTAAGCTAGCGCTCCAGCAAAAGAGGTTTTGACATTTTTTCTTGGTATGAATATCAGTGCTTCATGAAACCGGTTAATCTTGGTTCCCTTAAGCTTGAACCCAACAAGGTTATAAATAATGAATTTGTGAAACGGCATCAAAAAAAACGGAGTCCCACGTAACGGGGTTCCGTCTCTTTTTTCGCCCTGCTGATGGCAGATCGTATTCTCGATAATTCCTATAAGAAACTCTGCGTCTGTTGGGTTGAAATCATAGGCTTCATTTTCAATATCCTTCAAAAACCGCTTACAGGCTTTTACCCGATACTCGTTAGCAACGATCGTACCTTCGGCAATACCGTTCGCATATGTAAAAACCGCATCCCAGTTCTTGTATTTTTTATTCATTCATTTTCTCCAAAGCCTGATCCAGTGCGCTTGTATGCTTTTGTTCCAACCCCTTCGCCTTGATCGCCCTTAACCCCTTCGGTGTTAGCCCAAACAGGTTTTCCATCTCGATCAGCTCACGGCGCATTGCTTCCATAGAAAGATAAAGTGCTGTCTTCCGCTGATTCTTCGCGCCAGATTTATTCACATATTCTTCTGTTATTTTACACCCATTTTCATACCATTTTTCATTCAAGATATCATACTGGATACGCATCTCCACGTACCGTCTTACAGAGGCTTCGAACTCCGGCTTGTAAGTACCGACAGCCCGCATATTTTCTACGGTCTTGTTAAACGCCCTGGTCGTCTTCGCTTTCCTACTTTTCTCACTCTCCAAAGCCCGTTCCCCCTTTTTCAAAAAATGCTCAGATATGGAAATACCTACCCCCACCAGTAGAAACAAAAAAAATCCCCCTGCTTAACCCAGGGGGGATATCATTTTCCCAGGCTGATCCGCGTTTCTCTTCTCCAGTCAACTCCTGGCTCCGTCTGTTTCATTAGCTGCCTTCCAAGGGCTGTCAACTCTCCTGTCAGCCGATTCTCTAACTTATTATGTCCTGCCTGTGATACACTAATCAGATTCCAGTCACACCAGGCATACTCTGGATACTTATCTGCCGGATAGATGTGATGCACGGTATTCGCCTCCTCTGTCCGTCCGTACATCTTTGCGACTCTACACTGATATCCATCCATCCTCAGTATCTTTCTCCGTTTCTTCTTCCATTTGCTTCCGGAATAATCCATAGTTCTCCCTCCCTGGCCATTACTGACTGCTGCCTATAGAAAAGAGACAGCCCGCCATTATTGACTGCTGCCCCTTGTGTCTCTTTGTTTTACTTTCCGATGATACCATAATAACATGGTCTTTACGGAATTACTAGGAAGTCTTTCATATTTTCAAATGAGCTAATGCCCTGCCATGCAGCTCCGTGATCCACCGTTCTGTATATCCCATCAAATCAGCGATCTCCCACCAGTTTTTATCCTTTATATACCGATAATATAATACATCTCTCTCATTTTCATCTTCTAACCGGTTAATCCTTCCAGTAATGTCTTTGTATGAGATTACCTGCTCTACACCTTCTTGATGCAACTGTTCTTCCATTTCTGTCAGCTCTGCGGCATATCCTGACAGATCTTTCTGATTTGATCCATGCGGCATACCATCATTGTTCATTGATGGATATAATTTCATTGAGCGGATCTCTTCTATCTCAGATTCGATCCGGCTAATCTTCCTTCCATGCCTTCGATATTTCCGTAAGTAGTCTTTCTTCTTATCGTTCTCAGTTTTCATTACATCCACCAATATCAATCCTTTCTATATCTTTACTCTTCTGGATCCGTCCCTACAACTTATCACATTCTTCATTAAAAAAATCTGTCAGCCTTTTTTCCTCATCATCGTTTTCGGTAACCCTGGATATGACATCAATACAAGCATCTTTACAATCTCCATGCAGTTTCATGCCATATTTATTTCCCCTCTCACCTCCATAGACCTTCCAGCCCATACCATTCCTTTCAATACAGATAGCTTCTTCCGCATATTCTCCAATAGAATAAGAATCATCTGAAATATGAAATTTTTTCAAACTCGAACTCAATAACTCCAATTTCTTGTCCATGGCTGCTTCACTCCTAACATATCTGCATTAATCAACCGCATGTTCCTCTTCTCCTTCCTGATTCGTCGTTTTGCACACATCCCTGTCCCAGTTCTTCAGGATCTCCTTGATCACCTGATCGCAATAATCCTTATTCTCTCCCTTGTGCATCTGCGTCTCCTTCTTTCCTTGCAACCGTATCTTTGCACATCTCTCCCATTTTATCTCTGTATGTGCTTAATCTTCTCTCCTGCCGCTTGCTTTCTACCTGCTCCATTTCAATGATCATTTTCTCTTCTTTCATAATGTTCTCCTTTCTTTTATGCAAATAAGCTTAATCATTTGCGTAATGCAATTACAAGTGCATCCTCGCCAATATCATCATTCCTAACCTGTTTCGGTTTCTTACAAATTTCAATCTGCTTGTCCCTGTTATACCCGGTCGCCTCTTCCAAATTGGTCTGAATACACTTTATTCTTTTCAATCTTTCCTCCCAAACAGCTCTAGGATATCCTACTTCCATTGTTTCAGCCCTTCCACATGCTATGTCGTAATAATCTGCCAGTGCTTCAATCACGATCCTGAGTTCCCCTACGCATGTTTCAATCCACTGCTCATTCATCCCTTTAGTATCCATATAATGCCAGAAGCGTTTCATCCGTTCATCGAATGTCTGGGATGGATCCACACTTTTTTCTCTCTTTTTCTTTACTTTTACAGAAGATTTATGTTCTTCTGGGAATAAGTTTAACTGATCTTCCATTTCACCAAAAAAGCCCGTGTACACGTTACCCCGGCCGGAGGCTTGACTCCTTTCTATGTTTCTACTCTTCTGGATCCGTTTCTACAACTCCAAATCTTCTCCCACATGAACCACACGTCATTGTGCCGTCAGCATGGCCAATCGATACATCTTCCCCGCAAAACGGACAGTGATTAATTTCATCCGTATCTGACTATTCCTCCAATATAAGCGTACATTTCTAAACCTCCATTAATCATCATCCGTGTTCTCTTCATATTCTTCCTTTGAAATCACACGCACACACTCAACCGGAATTTTACAAAACTTTGCTGTATTTTCTGTCTGTTCTGAAATATACTCTTCCATAAGCTCTTTTTTATTAAACAGATTATCTTTCTCATAATTAAGATGATTGAGTTCTATAGCCGTACATATATAGCCTATCGAATCCTCTCCACCATAAATATATGAATCTTTTATCTCAAAATAAAGTGAGAGTTTTATATTGAATTCCATCTCTAAACCTCCATTTAGTTCTACTAATTTGGAATTGTCACAAGATCTGCAAATGGTCGTATCTGATAGAAACCTGGTATCTGCTTCGTTTCCTCTAACCATTCATTGAATACCTTATCAATTTTTTCCTGCAATTTGTCAATATCTTTATAGCCTTTCCGGTCTACAAACTCCGGCCAGCCTTCCGCGACCTCGCCGACTTCCTCATAAGCATCTTCACTTACTTGATCCAGTAAAGTATCTGCATTCAAATGTGGAGTATACTCTTCACAAAGCCCTATAACGATCTTCTCCCCTGGCCTTTTCCCACAACTTATAGCATCTTTTATACATGCTTCAACAGAGGTAAATTTCCCATGATACCAAATATCGTCTGTCTGATTCTCAGTCCATGAATATTTTTTATTCATCTGCTTTTCTCCTTCCCCAAAGCCCGAGTTTATTTAAAAAAAGGAATTGTTTTATCTATAAATTCCTTCATTTCTTGTTTATCCCAAAAATCCGGACAACTATCTCCATTTCTTTTATATGTCCCTTTATTTATGCAAAGTAATCTATATGCACCTTTAGGATTCGATCTATTGACAGCTTGGCCACAACAAATACATCTTCCCATGTGTTACCTCCACTAACTTTCAGAACTCTTTTCATGCTCTTTATCAATAAGAACCCGTAGTTGTTTCAGCTCTTTGTCTATGCCAGCAAATTCCTCATCATATTGTGGTTTCCAGTTTATTCCAGATGTGATAAGTGTTAATTTTCGGTCTACCAGATACAAATATCTCAATACATCTTTTTCAATCATATTCTTTTCTCTACCTCCACTAACTTTCAGTTTGATGAATCATCAACATCAGACAGTACTTTATTTACCACTTCGCCAATACCACACATATCTATACCATACGGTTCCACATTTTTCCAACTGCACTTCTCACAATCGTTTCCATCTTTCAAAGCTTTGGCACAGCATGTTTCCATATCTTTTACCATCTGATCCGATACATGCAGAACCATCTCTGTATGCGGTGCCGGGAATAGCTTAATCTTTTTTAGTTTCCGTTTCATTAATCTCCTCTCCTAACATTCATCCGCTTCACACTTTCATCGGCATAAACCAGTCCAGTTTCCGCCGTTTTACATAACTCCTAAAATTTCCATAACTACTATATACTTTGAAATACTTCTCCACGTACTCATAAACGTCTTTTACAGACATACCCAAGAATAAAAGCTCCTGAATACGTGAATAGTATGGGTCAAATACACTCCGTCCCGTCTTTTTCTCCTTTCCCCTCCGGCCATAAGCCGGAGGCTGTCTATTGATTAACCTGGTGCCGTGATACAATGCATCCCTACCATGGTTGATGCTATATTTTCTGGATCTCTTCATATGGCACTGCTACCGTATATCCATTCTCCATTGTTACCCATACAAGATCTGTAAAAGCAAACTGTCCGAATCCATATACTATCCCTTCTCCAGATATTTTCTCATTAAGACTATCCACATTCTCGAATCTTACCTGATCGCCGGCTTTCAGATCCTTAAAGGTTGTCAGATTCATACCCCGCTCCTTCCAATCATTTTATACATCTACAATCTCCCTGCCCTGGCTATCTACCTCTTGTGTAAGCCAATCTATGATTTGAGACGGATAACAGAGCATAGATGTTTGCAAATTTTTTCTATCATATTCTTCTTTCATATAATGTGCCATCCGATATATGGATAATGAATCTAAATACTCTTTTCTGGTTTTGTATCTCTCCGTCACTCTTTCTGCTTGTCCGTCAACATCCTCTTCCGATTCCAGCCCGCCTTCTTCGGACGAATCTTCTTCCGGTTCAATAGCTTCTTCTTCAACAAAGTCTTGCGCCGGCGCAATTTCTTCTCGAGATTCTTTTTTCTCCTGATTCACTTCATCTTTCAATTCTTGTAGATTTTCTTCTTTTTCATCCGTGCTGCCTGCTGCCACAGTACTCTCGTTCTTATCACTGGCAGCGGTCACAGGATTGTCTTCTCCGCTGTCGGCTTTCTCTTCTTCTATCACTGCCTTGCTGCCGGCTTCCGGACCCGATTCATTCACACATGCTTCCATCGGCTCCTCCAGATCTGCGATCGGTATATTCTCTATGATCTCCTTAGCAATAGAGAAGAATTCTGCCCAGCTCATCGTCTGGGGGCTTCCTTTGAACTTCTTCACTTTGATTTCCTGCTCATACATCATCAGGAAATACAGCCCCTTCTTGTATGTCCTTGTCCCTCCTGGATTTACAATCTCAATCAGCTTATCTACCTCTCCGGTGTGGTATGCTTCACTGGTCCGCAGCACTTCCAGATCATCCGCATTATCTTCGAAGAATTTCCCGATCAATTCTCTGACATCATCTGCCGTCCCTGATTCCGCTTCTTCCCTGTTAAACTGCTTTAATTCCCGAATAGCTTCCCTGGTTGCCTCAGGTCTTATCATCTCCAGATCCTGATCCGGCAGGGACAACATCTCTGACAGCTTACTGCTGCCCATCTGCAAAAACTCCGGCCGAAGCTGATCAGAATATCCATTAATAGAATATTTACGGTTAATGCTTATAAACCGGGATACTGCAGATGGATTCAAACCATACTCCGCTTTGGCAAACTCCGTAACATTCTTATATCCATCCTGTTCATACAGTTTCTCCTCCTCAATCTTCCGAAGTGTATAACCAATCCTCACAAAGCTTTCCTGCACTCCGACCAGGTCTCTTTTCAGGTTTTCCTTCAACTGTACCCATTCATCCAGTGTAATCTGTGTATATTCTTCCATCCTACCTCCTGTCTCCATACGCCCTTCTGCCTATATGCCATCCTTAAACAGCTACAGACACCGGGATACGCTCTTTCTTCCGTTTCCTGGCTACATTCTGTTTGAACATCTTCAGCACCATTTTTATCTCAACGGCATCCGGCTGCCGGTCAAATGCTGAATACCACTGGATGATCTCATCATTCTGCATATTGATCTCAACCGTATAATACGGACAGTCCAAGGCTTCCTTCTTCCGCAGGAATAAGATCCAGCTGCGGCCCTCTGCCATCTTTGTCATGTAGTAGTCATCCCGGCCGACGCAATGATGCAGCGTCCTGCCCTCATTCATCAATTCCTCACATTTCGCTGCGGGCACT